CTACTATATCAAGTGACTCTAGATATGGAATACTATCAAAAAGTGGTGCTGATGCTAAAAAAATGTTTACCGACAAAGTTGTACCAATATCTGTCAACTATCCGTTTTTCTTTAAACCGATACAAGACGGTATGGACAGGCCTAAAAGTGAACTTGCTTATAGGGTTCCTGCAAGTAAGTTTACGCGTAGGAAAATTACTGCGAACGAAAAGCAGGAAGAGCTGGTTGGACTTGATACTACTATTGATTGGAAAAATACAGGTGATAACAGCTATGACGGTGAAAAACTTAGTTTGTTAGTTCACGATGAAAGTGGTAAATGGGAAAGACCTGATAATATTCTAAACAACTGGCGGGTAACCAAAACTTGTTTAAGACTAGGTGCTCGTATAGTTGGTAAATGTATGATGGGTTCAACGAGCAACTCGTTAGATAAAGGTGGTGATAATTTTAAAAAGCTGTATCATGATTCAGACGTTACAAGCAGAAACCGCAATGGACAAACAAAGTCTGGTTTATATTCTTTGTTTATCCCAATGGAATGGAACTATGAAGGATTTATTGACGAATACGGACAACCTGTATTTGATAACCCAGATAATGATGTATACGGACCCGACGGTGAATTAATTGATATAGGTATAATTGATCACTGGAACAATGAGGCTGACGGACTAAAATCAGATCAAGATGGTTTAAATGAATTTTACCGACAGTTTCCAAGAACAGAAGAACACGCTTTTAGAGATGAAGCAAAAAACAGTATATTTAATTTAGTTAAAATATACGAACAAATAGATTATAATGAAGGAATAGGAAATGACTCAGTTGTTACTACTGGAAACTTTCAATGGATAAATGGAGTTAAAGATACTCAGGTTATTTTTTATCCAGACACAAACGGTAGATTTAAAATAAGCTGGGTACCACCCGCAAACCTTCAAAATAGAATAATAAATAAAAATGGAGTTAAATATCCTGGCAACGAACACATGGGCGCTTTTGGCTGCGATAGCTATGATATTAGTGGTACTGTTGATGGTAGAGGATCCAACGGATCTCTTCATGGATTAACAAAGTTTTCTATGGAAGACGCTCCGCCAAACCATTTTTTTTTAGAATATATAGCTAGACCACAAACCGCAGAAATATTTTTTGAAGACGTATTAATGGCTTGTATATTTTATGGTATGCCTATACTCGCGGAAAATAATAAACCAAGACTTTTATATTATTTTAAACGTAGAGGGTATAGAGGTTTTAGCATGAACAGACCAGATAGAGTCTGGAATAAATTATCTACCGCTGAAAAAGAAGTAGGTGGTATACCAAACTCTAGCGAAGATATTAAGCAAGCTCATGCCGCTGCTATTGAGATGTATATTAACGATCATGTTGGTAGCAAAGGCGACGGAGTTTATGGTAATATATATTTTAATAGAACTTTAAACGATTGGGCTAAGTTTGATATAAATAAAAGAACTAAGTTTGATGCTTCTATAAGCTCTGGCTTAGCTGTAATGGCTTGCAATAGGCATTTATATACACCAAGAGCACAAGTAGAAAAACAACCACTTAACATAAGTATAGCTAAATACAGCAATACTGGTAACACATCAAGAATAATAAAATAAAAATATGGCAGAGTCTGTTATAAAGAGTTATTTTCCAAGTCAAGTAGTTAGTGACGCTGAAAAGCTTAGCTACGATTATGGTTTAAAAGTTGCTAAAGCAATAGAAACAGAGTGGTTTTATGATGATAGATCACAAACTAGATACGATACTAATTTCAATAATTTTCATAAGTTAAGACTTTACGCAAGAGGTGAACAGCCTGTGCAAAAGTATAAAGATGAATTATCTATAAACGGTGATTTAAGTTATTTAAACTTAGATTGGACGCCAGTTCCAATTATACCTAAGTTTGTAGATATAGTAGTTAATGGCATTGCAGACAGAGCTTTCGAGATTAAAGCACACTCTCAAGATGAGTATGGTGTTGCTAAAAGAACTGAGTATATGGAAAGTATACTTGGCGATATGGCAGCTAGAGAAATGAACGATTTTGCAGCTCAAGAGTTCGGCATAAACTTATATGAAAACGATCCTGAAACTTTACCTGAAAATCAAGAAGAACTAGAACTTCACATGCAGTTAAGCTACAAGCAGGCTGTAGAAATAGCAGAAGAACAAGCTATTAATGTGCTGTTGCAAGGTAACAATTACGATTTAATAAAAAGAAGATTATACTACGATTTAACAGTTTTAGGTATTGCGGCTGTAAAAACAAACTTTACTACTTCAGACGGGGTTACTGTTGACTATGTAGATCCAGCCGATTTAGTTTATTCTTATACTGAGTCTCCATATTTTGACGATATATATTATGTTGGTGAAGTAAAAATGATACCAATAAACGAGCTTGCTAAACAGTTTCCACACTTAACGCAGGAAGATTTAGAAGAAATACAAAACTCAGGTTATACGCAAAAAAATAATTATCACTACGGCGGTCCTAGATATGAAGACGTAGATAGAAACAAAGTTCAAGTTTTATATTTTAATTATAAAACATACATGAACGAAGTTTATAAAGTAAAAGAAACAGGTAGTGGTGCTATGAAGCTAATTGAAAAAGATGATAGCTTTAATCCGCCAGAAGATACTCAAGGTAATTTTTCAAAGCTTGAGAGAGCTATCGAAACGTTGTATGAAGGAGCTTTAGTCTTAGGCACTAGTAAGTTGCTTAAATGGGAGATGTCTGAAAACATGATGAGATCAAAAAGTAACTTTACTAAAGTAAAAATGAATTATAGTATTGTTGCTCCTCGTATGTATAAAGGTAAAATTGAATCTTTAGTTAGAAGAATAACTGGTTTTGCTGACATGATACAGCTAACACACTTAAAGCTACAGCAAGTAATGTCGCGCATGGTTCCAGACGGCGTATATCTTGATGCCGATGGCTTAGCTGAGGTAGACTTAGGTAATGGCACAAACTATAATCCACAGGAAGCTTTAAACATGTTCTTCCAAACAGGTAGTGTTATTGGTAGATCGTTTACGCAAGAAGGTGACATGAATCCAGGAAAAGTACCTATACAAGAAATAACTAGTGGTAGCGGTGGTAATAAAATAAATGCTTTAATAGGAAATTACAACTATTATATGCAGATGATTAGAGATGCTACTGGTTTAAATGAAGCTAGAGACGGTAGCTTACCGGATGAAAGAGCGCTGCTTGGTGTTCAAAAGCTAGCGGCCGCTAATAGTAATACAGCTACTAGACACATATTAAATTCTGGTTTGTTTTTAACAGCTGAAGTTGCAGAGCAATTATCTCTTAGAATATCAGATATTATTGAATACTCACCAACTAAAGAAGCTTTTATACAAAGCATAGGCGTTCATAATGTTGCTACACTTGAAGAGATGTCAGAGCTTCATCTATACGACTTTGGTATATTCTTAGAGCTAGCTCCAGATGAAGAAGAAAAAGCTATGCTTGAAAACAATATACAGCAAGCTTTAGCGCAAAAAACTATCGACCTTGAAGACGTTATTGATCTTAGAGATATAAGTAATGTTAAAGTTGCTAATCAAATGCTTAAGATACGAAGAAATAAAAAGCAGCAAAAAGATCAACAAATACAGCAACAGAATATTCAAGCTCAAGCTCAAGCTAACGTTCAACAGCAACAAGCTTCTGCTCAGTTAGAAATACAAAAGCAACAAGCATTAAAGCAAGCTGAAGCTCAAATGATGCAGTTGCAGGCTCAGCTCGACGCTAGTAGAATACAAGCTGAGTCGCAAATGAAAGCTCAACTTGCAGCTCAAAAGTTTCAGTTTGACATGCAGTTAAAATCTTTAGAAACTCAAGGAATTAAAGACAGAGAAAAAACTAAAGAAGATCGAAAAGACAAAAGAACAAAAATACAAGCCTCTCAACAATCAGAGCTTATAGATCAAAGAAAAACAGGTGGATCACCTAAAAAGTTTGATTCTGCAGGTAATGATATACTTGGAGGTGGGCCTAGCATAGACGATAATATGCCTATGCAGTAACACTAATTTATATATTATTTTATTATGGAAGAAAAAGAAAACGTAGTTGAAGAAACTACACAAGAGCAAACTATTGACGAAAGCAAATTTCAAAGCGCTGAAGATGATAGTGTAATTAAAATAGATTTAGATAAACCTGTAGAAGATGCCACTGGAGAGCAAAGCACAGATGAGGTACCTGTTCGCAACGAATCCGAAACTAGCGAAGAAGTACGTGAAGAAAACGTCGAAGAAAAAGTTGAAGAACCTGCCGGAGAAGAAAAGCCCAAGCAAGTTCAAGATGAAGAGCCCGTCGTTCAAGAAATAACTGATGAAGAGGTTGCTGAAGAAGTAGAAGAAGTAACTGAACAAGTTCAAGAAGCAGTTGCTGAAGCTGAAGCTACAGGTAAACCACTACCTGAAAATATTCAAAAGTTAGTTGACTTTATGAATGACACAGGTGGAGACATAGAAGATTACGTTAAATTAAATAAAGATTATTCTAACTTAGATAATGTAAGTCTTCTTAGAGAATATTATAAACAGACTAAACCTCATTTAACTTCAGAAGAAGTTGACTTTTTAATGGAAGATCAATTTTCTTTTGATGAAGAAGTTGACGAGGAAAGAGATATAAAAAGAAAAAAATTAGCTTTGAAGGAGCAAGTTGCTCAAGCAAAGAACCACTTGGAAAGTGTAAAATCCAAATATTACGATAGTATAAAGCAAGGCTCTAAGCTAACAAATGAACAGCAAAAAGCTATTGACTTTTTCAATCGTTATAACAAAGAGTCGGAAGACAATAAAAAAGTAGCTGAAAAACAGCAACGAACGTTTTTAAATAAAACTAATCAACTATTCAACAAAAACTTCAAAGGTTTTGAATATAGTGTTGGAGATAAAAAGTTTAGATATAACGTTAAAAACACAGATACTGTTAAAGATACTCAAAGCGATATTAACAACTTTATAGGAAAGTTTCTTAATGAAAGTA